AGTGTTTGGATTTTATCATCGCCAGCAGAATAATGCTGGTTGTAAGTACCACGAATATACTCAAGAAGTTCTTTTACAATTTCTTCTTCGTTGTACTTCCAGGGAGTTGCGGGGGATTCAGGAATCATAATGTTTTGTCTTTCTACTTGAATTGTGTCAGATTCACTACCAGTGGTTATAGTCCACTGGTTTCCAACAAAATCAGTTAATGAATAAGGATATTCGTCCATGATAAAGGGAAGGCAATTTTTACCTTCCCCAATTATATCAGGAGAAGTTGTGCGAGTCAAGACACTCCTTCTGGTGTTCTTCAGTGGGCATTTGGAAGTCTGCATCCACTTTGTCATACAGTTCCAGGAAGGACTGTTTGGTTTCGTCATCAAAACGATTCACACAGACTTGAATCGCTTTGGCTTTGTCACCAAAGATACTGTAAGCACGGATGATGTGAACCAAACGACGGGTACTGATGATTTCCTCAATACCCCCATCAAAGAAGGTCTTGCGAATGATGTCTGCCCAATCAACTAGTTTGGTCACAAACTGTTCATCTTCACAAAGTTTAGCAAGAATCTTTGCTTCAGTAGAAGGAGTTGGATATGCTTGCTCAAAGGTTACTGGGAATCGCTCAAGGAAGGCTTCGTTGAGCACATTAGTACCAATGAATCGTCCATCGTCAGAACCTTTACCTTTAGTGTTTGCGGTTGCGAATACGTTGAAACCTTCTGCGGGCGCAACCCACTTACCAATTTTCTTGAGGAATACTCCTTTCCCCTCAAGAATTGATTGAAGGCAGAGAATTTTGTTGGAGGCAAGGTCAATTTCGTCAAGGAGCAATACTGCACCTCGTTGAAGTGCTTCAATGACTGGTCCATTGTGCCAGATGGTTTCGCCATTAACAAGACGAAATCCACCAATGAGGTCATCTTCATCTGTTTCAATAGTAATGTTTACACGGATGAGTTCCCGTCCGAGTTGAGCACATGCTTGTTCGATTGAAAACGTTTTACCATTACCCGACAGACCCGTAATAAATGTAGGATAAAATAGACGGGATTTAATAATTTTTTTAAGGTCACCAAAATTGCCAAACTGGACGAAGGTATCATCTTTTTGGGGGATAAGGTTTTGCTCAACCGCAGGTATTGCTGCAGGAGCAGTATAAGACACTTCCAATTCTTGAACTGCCTCCTTTGTTACTTCAAGATTCCACTTTCCATGACCAACTTTATATTCAGCAAGTTTGTTGGTTACAGTTTGATAGGAAACATCATTCATGGCACACCAGGCACGGATGTCTCCAGATGCAACTTGATTTCCGTAGGTGGACTGGAGAGAGGTGCGGATGTAGTCAGAGGAATAGGACATGATGTAGTGGTGTCATTTGAACTCTCATATTATACACACAAAAAAGGGCACCGACAGGTGCCCAGTGGACAGTTTGAAAATTGGTTTTACTCAGAATGCTTGATATGGTGTCTGGTCATTCTTACCATCCTTAGCACCCTTAACAGCACCCTTAACAGCACCCTTAACAGCACCTGTTACAATTCTAGCGCCTCTTCTAACCAGTTTACCTCCAGGAGTATGTGGTCCTAAAACTGGATCATCATATCCACCAACACCCTCAATAATACTCTGTCTCCACTCTTCACTCATGTTAGACATAATAACGAGTGCTGCCTCTTCGGTGTCGGCATAACCTTCGCTCATCAGGTGACCCTTGACGATATCAAAGAGGTCGGTTGAGTTGAATAACTTACCAAGCCCACTAACAGTTCTGTTGAGAGCACCGCCATAGTTACCACGCTTTACATCCCCACCAATCTTATCAACTTCACCACCAGCAACAACTCCACCAAGAGGACCGTATTTTTTATTTGCTTGTCTTTGAACTGGGGTCTTTACAACACTAGTAACAGTGTCAACTGCTCTATTAAGAAGGTTTGGTCCAGTAGAAGATCCACCACTAGGAGATGGAAGACCTCTACCACCAACCATACTTTCCATCCTTACATCTTTGGGTCCCAAAGATGTACCTTTGGGTGGATCTTTTGGTTTTGGGTTTGTACTTGGAACAGTTGGAGTTGGTTTTTTATGCTCTCTAGGAGCCATTGTTGCTTCAGATTGAATTGAAGCATATGCTTTTACTCCTTCCTCCTCATAAATTGATTTATATAGATTTGCAATATCTGTTACTTGTTTGTTATTCATTGGTCTTCTTGGTTGTCGGTTAATAGATAGTTTTCTAATTCGGAAACGAGTCTGGTTCTACTATGGCGTCGATCTAATTCAATACCAACAGTTCTACCATATTCTTCCAATTCACGTTTTGACATGTCATGAAATGACACATCAGATTCATATGGAAAAAGTTGGACAGATTCTTCTTCAACTTCCTCCTCAGACTCTTCTCCTACTACTTCCTCAACCACAGGTTCAACCACAGGTTCAGGAGCAGGAGCAGGTACTGGGGTAGAGGCAGGCGCTGTTGGTTTTTTACCCGACAACAAATCTCCAAATCTAGACATCGAATTTTACCTAAATCTATATTCTTATTTATCAATTCTTATTTATCAAACGACGAGTTCAATAAACTCACTAAGAACCTTTTTGTTCATTTTTTTACCACGAAGACTCTTCACAAATGCAGTCTTAATCTGCGTTTTAGTTGCATCATCAGAAACAGTAAACTCAGAATTTTGAGAAAGTGCATTTGCCGAAAGACCAAAATAGGTGTGATAACCAGAAGTCTTGATAGAGAATGCTTTTGTTTTTTTCCATGCCCCTACCATCTTGTCATATTGATCACCCCAATATCCAGTATAACGACGAATGAATGAATTTGCATCACGAGATTCAAGAACACGAATACCAATAAAGTTGATGTCTTTAAATGTTTGCTTGAGATCTTCAAGAAGCAAATCTGTGAATGAATACCACTCTGGAGAGATTGAATATGTATGTCCAGTTTTACGATTTCTGAGAATGCAATTGGATCCAATTGATGCCGTGCCCAGAAATGGTTCATCTTCCCAACGACGCTTAACTTCACGATGATATTTCAAAATTGCACCTTCACCATCAGAAAGAACAATACATTGTACCTTTTGAAGTTTGTGTTCTTTCTTAAAACTGGGAAGAATCTGATGTAATGCAATCATAGATTCATTCAGTGGAGTTCCGGAGAGACTCATTCCTGTAGGAACTGGTATTCCTCCATACATTTTAAATGATGATGCAATTCGAAAAATATTCTTCATCTGCTGCTCAAGAGTTTTTGCATTGACTTTACTAGTCAAAATATTGATCATAGAAAACCATTCGTTAATATGCAAAGAACCTGCTTTTTTCTTATATGCACCCTGACGAAGAATTGCTTTACCATCCTCATCATATTGCATGATCGGATAATCATTAGTAAAAGTATAAACATCAAAAGGAATATTGACCTTTCTACAAAACCAAATCAAATTATAAAGTTGCTTGACAGTGTCCAACATCACATCACCCATAGATCCAGACCAATCAAGAACAAACACCAGACCATGATTCTTACCATCGGCAAGGGTAGTAACCTTTTTGAAAAGGTCTTCGTTGTACTTGTAAGTGTGAAGTTTGGAGCAGTCCAGAACACCAGTGCGGGCGGTAGTGGCACGGGCATAAGAATCTGCTGCCTTACGGCACTCAAACTCTTTCACCAGATAATTGACCTCTTTTTGAGCAGAGCGCTTAAAATCAATATACATCCTATCAGCATAACCAAAAATAGATTCTGGTGTACATCCACTTTCAATGAAACCATTCCATTCACGCTCACAACGATCATGAATCTCCCGATTAGGAACAACAATGTTCTTCAAATCTAGTTCAGGAATTTCAAGATACACACTCTCAAAACTCTGTTGATCAACAAGATCTTTTAAAGCATCTTCAAGAGATTTTGCAGTTTTAACTTCCAAATCACCACCACCAGATTCGTTTGATGGTTTTTCTTGCTCTGCAGTGCCACCATGAGATTCGCCATCTTCAGGTTCTTCAGAATCAAACTCACCCTCTTCAGATTCTTGACTATCACCACTCATGTTTCCACCAGGTTGTGGTTGACCATTGGGTGCCACATTGGGAAGTTCTTCTTTCTGCTTCTCTTGCTCACGGCAGTATTCATCAACAACCTTAGATACCTCAAGGACATCATCAAAGGTCTCACAATCTTGAACCATCTTGAGAATACCTTTTTCATAATCAGTGAAAGGAACATCCACAAAACTTCCAATCTTTGCAAACAGATTGATCCGATCTGCAAGATTGTATGTGGACATATCGTCCTCACCGACTGCAAAGAAGTCCTCATCGGCAAGTTCGTGATACCCGTTGTAGAAGGTCTTGGAGAGACCTGCATAACGACGCTTCATCATCTTCTCAATGCGAACATCTTCCACGACATTCACAATGGCAGGTGAGATCTTATGTTCTTTTAACCAATCTCTATCTGGTGTATAGAGAGCATGACCGACCTCGTGACCCACCAGAAGGTCATAGACGGTGTTGCTTGCCTTTTCCCACATTGGAAGAGTCAGCACACGAGTATGCACATTGAACTGTGCGGTCTCAACTTTCTTGTGCTCAACCACAAGGTCCTCAGTGGCAAGGAGTTTAGCAAGTTGGGACTTGATTTCGTGGCGAACGGTCATTGCTCTGTTGCGTATGGACCTATTATACAAAAAAAGGAGGTCCGAAGACCTCCCAGTGGACAGTTTAAAAACTGGTCTCACATTTACCTAATGTAGCGTTTTTCACCGTCTCTAGTTAATCTAGTCTAGTTAATCTAGGACCTTGAGCACGTTTTACGGGAGTGGAGTCTCTTGTTCCATACTTATCAGTTACTGTAGAGCGTCCAGTACTCTTATCATGGTTATGCGTCCACTTAATTTTTTCACCAGCAGCATTAGTACTTGTTCCAGTTCTAGTAATCACATTTTGCTCAACAATACTCTGTCTCCACTCTTCACTCATGTTAGCCATAATAACAACTGCTGCTTCTTCGGTATCAGCAAAACCTTCGGCAACTAGGTGCTCTAGAATAA